ATGATGAAAAAAAGTATTCTGGCGTTTCTGTTACTCACCAGTTCTGCAGCGGCGCTGGCTGCACCGCAGGTGATTACCGTCAGTCGTTTTGAAGTGGGTAAAGACAAATGGGCATTTAACCGCGAAGAGGTGATGCTGACTTGCCGACCGGGTAATGCTTTGTATGTTATTAATCCGAGTACCCTCGTGCAGTATCCTTTAAACGATATCGCACAAAAGGAAGTGGCCAGTGGGAAGACCAATACCCAACCCATTTCGGTGATTCAGATTGATGATCCTAACAATCCCGGCGAAAAAATGAGTCTGGCACCGTTTATAGAACGAGCTGAAAAACTCTGTTAATTACCTAAAATAGCCTTTTGATTTCCAATAAAAAAACCGCCTCAGTTCTTTCACCAGAACGGGCGGTTTTTAACATTTAAGCTGATGACCACCGCGCTTTTTATTGACCATTTTGCACGCAAACTGGAAAACCTGGCGTCGTCATCTATTCTTAAAGGGCAAGGCAACTAAGCCTGCATTAATGCCAACTTTTAGCGCACGGCTCTCTCCCAAGAGCCATTTCCCTGGACCGAATACAGGAATCGTATTCGGTCTTTTTTTAATTGCATTTGAAATCAATTAGTTACAAATGCTTCCCCGAAATTCCCCGAAATTTACTCGAATTTCTGTATTCCGGTCTTTTTTGGTTATATCACAACCAAAATACATTTAACAATCCATTTACGTTAAAATCAGAGCAGTAAGTACGTTTTTTCTCTCTCATCAAGATACATTTTTGTTGTCTTCTCCGATGTGTGGCCAAGTAGACGCTGAGCAAATTCTTCTCCACATATTTCTTTGTACAATCGTCCAGCCAGGCTTCTGATTTCGTGAAAAGTTGGTGGGTTTTCACTGAACAGGATACCTGTTAATTTTCTGGCTGCGACAAATTTCTTTGTCAGGCCGTCCGGGTGAATGCTGCCGTCAGGGCTGTTTTTTCTAATCCCGGCACTGATTAGATAATCCCCCTACTTACCATGCGGCACTGTTTAACTACTGCACCAAGTCGTAAACCAGCGACAGGAAGGCTGAGTGACAGGGGGATAGCAATCATCATAAATATCACTGAACCGCATATTCGTTATGTCTTCGCGACGTTGTCCTGTTACAAGGGCTAAGTCCATAGCTAATGGGAACCATGCCGGAAGTTGATCTGCTGCCTCCCTGATGCAGTTGTATGTCTTTAGTTTCAGCCGTTCTCTTGTAACTACTATTTTCGGTGCTATTGTTGGCGTTACTGGATTTTGAGATATACGTCCTTCAACAATGGCTTCGCGGAACATATCAGATAACACAGAACGCATTGATCCTGCCATCGTGTTTTTCCCTCCTTCAATCCACAAATCAAGAAACTCGGCGATATGGCGAGTGGTTATTTCTGTCAGTAAAACCCCTCCTAATTTTTCTTTTATTGTCTCCAGTTGATTTACCCGAGTTTTATAAGTATTTCTGGACGCTTTTCTCCTTATAAGAATCGTTTTGTAACGTTCAATCCAGTCTGCCATAGTAAATGAGTCGACCCCTTTAAGCTTTTCAATTAGGGCAGCAGGAGAGTAGTTTTTGTATATATAATGATTTGCTTCAATTGCCTGCGCTACTGCATCTCTTCTTGAAATTTTACCTAGTGTAAATTCTTCTTTCGTCAGAGGGTTGCGCCAGTAATATGCTTTGTCTCTCCTTCGATATGTTAAGTTTCTAGGCAAATTGGGATCGTATTTTTTCCGCTGCATGTTTTAACTTCTCCATTAACGGACTGTCTCTCCCTTGTCGCCCATTAGGCTGATGGTGTGTTATATCGGTATCAACCTTATTTGGGTTGATATAGAAAGCCTCCGGAACCACCCTGTAACTCCTCCCGTGTAGTTCAGGTGCAGGATAAATGTTTCCATTCCTTGCCCATCGTCTCAGCGTTGATATTGATGGTGGGGTATCCGGATATCTGAGTTTTCCCCACGTTTTGAGTGTCACAAGATTCATTGCCATACCTCTCACGATATGACCGCCAGTAAATATACAGAATACTGGCGGGTGTGGTTGATTTTTAATAATCAGCTATGAAGTTCTAATCTGGATATAATGAAATTCACGAGGACTGAAGTTTCTCGCAATTAAAATTTATCAGTTTTACTTTCTGCTCTCTGGAAACGCCTGCTTCTTTTTCCCCTGAGAGCATTTTTTCGCATTCTGATTTCGTTAGTTTTGTCTTTGAGTATCTTGTCCAGCTGGCAGGAGAACCACCTTCCTTTTCAATAGTGGCTGTAATTTTATACATGAACACCTCCATTAATATTTTCCCAAAATGCACTTGGTTTTACACCGGAATATTCTCATCGTATCCTGCTTGTTGCGTTTCGTTTTGTGTTTGTGGATCCGGGAATGCATATTCAACGCCTTCCAGTTCAATCCATAGTGCATTACGACCAGCTTTGATTGTCGGCCAGTCCATACCTTTGATTCTTTCCCATGAGCGGGAGGTGAATGTTTTTTCCAGCAAATCAGCTTTTGCGCGTTTGGCGTCGTTACTGGTGCCCCATGGTGCTTGTTGAGCAACTCGATAATTTCATCAAGTGCGATTTCTTTTGCACGCTTTTCTTTTAGCCATGTCGGTGTACCGTCGTTGGCAAATAATTCACTGTTATCCCGTGAGGTATCGATGCCGAGGTGTGAGGTAGCCTGAGTTTAACGGACACTCCTTCCTGAAATAGAATGGCATCAGAAGGAGCTAATAATGAGCAGAAAAACCCAACGTTACTCTAAAGAGTTCAAAGCCGAAGCTGTCAGAACGGTTCTTGAAAATCAACTTTCGATCAGTGAAGGCGCTTCCCGATTATCCCTTCCTGAAGGCACTTTAGGACAATGGGTTACCGCCGCCAGAAAAGGGCTCGGTACTCCTGGTTCCCGCACGGTGGCTGAACTGGAATCTGAAATTCTGCAACTGCGTAAGGCGTTAAATGAAGCTCGCCTTGAGCGAGATATATTAAAAAAAGCAACAGCGTATTTTGCACAGGAGTCGCTGAAAAATACGCGTTAATCGAACAATGGCGACAACAATTTCCCATTGAAGCGATGTGTCAGGTATTTGGTGTATCCAGGAGCGGTTATTACAACTGGGTACAGCATGAACCCTCAGACAGAAAACAAAGTGATGAGCGGCTAAAACTGGAGATTAAGGTGGCACATATCCGCACTCGCGAAACATATGGAACCCGGCGGCTCCAGACGGAGCTGGCAGAGAATGGCATCATCGTTGGTCGTGACCGACTGGCACGTCTTCGTAAGGAGCTAAGGCTACGCTGTAAGCAGAAACGCAAGTTCAGAGCGACTACGAACCCGAACCACAATCTGCCAGTTGCGCCAAATCTGCTGAACCAGACGTTCGCTCCTACAGCACCAAATCAGGTCTGGGTGGCGGACCTGACGTATGTTGCCACACAGGAGGGATGGTTGTACCTCGCTGGCATCAAAGATGTTTATACGTGCGAAATTGTCGGCTACGCCATGGGAGAGCGCATGACAAAAGAGCTGACAGGTAAAGCCCTGTTTATGGCGCTCAGGAGCCAGCGCCCACCTGCCGGGCTAATCCACCACTCTGATCGAGGTTCACAGTACTGCGCATACGATTACCGGGTCATACAGGAGCAGTTTGGTCTGAAAACATCAATGTCGCGTAAAGGTAACTGTTACGACAACGCTCCGATGGAAAGCTTCTGGGGAACGCTGAAAAATGAGAGCCTGAGCCACTATCGTTTTAATAACCGGGATGAAGCCATCTCAGTAATACGGGAATACATTGAGATTTTCTACAATCGTCAGCGTCGTCACTCTCGTCTGGGGAATATCTCCCCGGCAGCCTTCAGGGAAAAATATCATCAGATGGCTGCTTAAAAAAAGAACAAATGGTAGTGTCCGCTATTGCCAGTACACCTCACACCTATAAGAAATCGGCAAAAGGGCGAAAAAAGAAACGTTCGAAAGGTCAGAGTGGTTTAAACAAAACAGACAAAGAACAGAGCAAATCAGCAAAAGAAGCCTGGTTGATCTTCAGCAGTACAAATGACTTCAGAGCGCGAGAAATCATCAAGTTATACAGTCGGTGAATGCAGATAGAGCAAAACTTTCGTGATGAAAAGAACGGGCGCTTCGGATTTGGTCTTCGGGCCAGCAAAAGTCGTTCAACAGGAAGAATTCTGGTTCTGAGTCTGCTGGCAACGTTGAGCACTATCGTAATGTGGTTACTCGGTTATCACGCTGAAAATAAAGGGTTACACCTGAAATATCAGGCTAACAGCATTAAATCCCGGCGGGTTATCTCATATCTGACGTTAGCGAAGAATGTTCTTCGACACTCGCCACTTATTTTAAGACGAACAGTACTGAGCACAGTTCTAAACCATCTGTCCAGAACCTACCGAAATATGGTGCTGGTTTATTAGCAGTAATTTTGTGGGGATCCCTCAGGCCCGAAAGGGCGGTAGTGAAATGCGAAAGTTCAAAATTATTATTGAAACGGGAATAGCCGGTGGAGATTTCGAGGATGAATTCGAAGTGGATGATGATGCGACGCCTGATGAAATACATGACGAAGCAAAAGATATTTTCTTTAACTACTGCAATTACTCATATCACGAAATAAAAGACGAAGAGGAAGAACAAAATGGCTGATTTTGGTTCAACTAAATACAACGTCAGTTTTGAAGAATGGCATGAACTGTTAATGGACTATGCAGAGTTACGTGGTGGCAGTGCTGCTGATGCTGAAGCATGGCGTGATGATTATGAAGCAGGAAAAACTCCGGTCGAAGCATATTGTGATGAGTGGGGCGATGAATGAGCGAGATTAATTATCAGGAAGGGCATGAAACGGCGGGGCAAGCAAAAACAGTGGCATGGCGATATCGCTACGTGAAAAAAAAGGCGTTACGGACTTTCAGGGGAAGTGGTGGTCTGGTGACTGGAAATATGTACCGAAAAAAGAGGATTGTAACGACAGGCCGAACTATGAAATTCAGGCCTTATTCACTGCCCCGCCAGTCCAGGTGACATCAGAAGGACTGGTTAAAGCCGTGCGCTTTTATGAACAGGTAAAGCGTGAGAATCCACCAGTCGAAACAGGAGCATGGAAAGACGCTGTTGACTGGGTACTCAAAGAGGCTTGCTGTGCTGTCATTCTGGGTAAAGCCGACAACCTACTAGCATCCAGTAATCAGGTTAGCGAATTAACAATGTGGGTTAAACGACTGGTCAGTCAACTGAAAAAAGCTAAGCCTGACTGCAAATTACCGGAGAAGGCGATGGATTACCTGAAGCGAAATGGACTGATAAGCGTGGAGGATGTTTTACGATGACCTGGCCTGAAGCATTCACCACGGTAGGAATTGCAATGGCGGTGGCGCTGGTTGTGTATTCGATTTGCCGCTGGGGTAAGGTAAACCAGCCCGAACGGGCTGGTAATTTAAAGAGGTAATTTGATGATGGCTGTCAGTGCGCCAACAGCAACGACGAGCATGCCACCAAATCTGACGGTCAGTTGCAGGCTGAGTTTGTCTATTTTTGCATCAAGGGCTGCAATGTCGTTTTTTAGTTCAGTTCTGACATCATTTAGGTCGCGCTTTGTGGCGACTTCTGCGGCTTCGTGAGAATCTTTCACTGCGGCAGATATAGCGCGCGCCTGAGCTGCCGGCATTCCTGCGGCTTCCAAGGTTTCGACGAACTTCAGTGTATCAAAATAGACCTGAGCCATGTTAAATCCTTCGTTGTTGGGGAATATTGTTAGTTTAGCCTGTAGTGGCTGTTGACGACAACGTTAATCCGGGGCTATATTCCTCACGCGCCAGCAAAATCTGGCGTCGGGATTGGCGTCCCGGATATCGAAACGGTGCATAACCGCGCTGGCGGTTTTTTTATGCGCTAAGCACAGTCACATTCGCGATTTATGGTGGGCTGTGTGGGGGAGTTGAGAGACTCGCCGGATGTTTCGACCGGTTACGCCAACCCTGCACAGTTCACCACCCAGCGATTGGCGTCGCAGGTGGTGAGTTAAAAACCATCGAAACGCGAGGTCGTTATGACTGTTCAGATTTCTGTCAAAAACCTTTCCCCTGTTACCTATAACCAGATTCCTGTTATTACCACCGAACTTTTGGCGCAGCTTTACGGCACTGAGCCGGTGCGTATTCGCCAGAATCATTATGAGAACAAAGTACGCTTCGTTGAAGGGAAACACTTTTTCAAAGTTGTTGGTAATGACCTTAAAGAATTGCGGGTAGCTTTAAACTACTCACAAAATCCCATCTCTCCCAAAACCCGCTCCCTCATTCTCTGGACAGAACGCGGCGCAGCCCGCCACGCAAAAATGCTCGAAACCGATCAGGCGTGGGATGTGTTCGAAAAACTGGAAGACTGCTATTTCAGTCAAAAGGAGCCGTCAACGCCAGTTTCATGCCAGAAAAGTTACGACACGCGAGTTCTCTGTTATCAGCAAGGCGGTGTCACTGTTTCCACAATTCAGTTGCGGGATGATGATATTGTTATTTCCCTTGAGTCATGGCTGGAACTGGCGAGAGCCAATGGTTGGTTTGTTGTTCGCAGAGATAAACTGGTGGAAAGGCTGATGCAGCTTTAAAAAGTTCTTGCAATTTTAGCCATAAACTGCTTCAATTCCGGTACGCTTCGCAAAGTTGTACTGCGAGGCGAATAGCAGACATGGACATTTGAAAGAGCCCGCTTTATGCGGGTTTTTTTATACCTGAAAAACGGCACAGGACGTTAAACGTGCTGGTGGTCAGATGAGTTTGCAGATGTGATGACATATGGTTATTATTCTGCCTCCGGCCCTTTAGCTCAGTTGGTCAGAGCGAGCGACTCATAATCGCCAGGTCGCTGGTTCAAGTCCAGCAAGGGCCACCAACCACCACTAGCTCATCCGGATAGAGCATCAACCTTCTAAGTTGACGGTGCGAGGTTCGAGTCCTCGGTGGTGGGCCAGCGCCGACTTAGCTCAGCAGGCAGAGCAACTGACTTGTAATCAGTAGGTCACCAGTTCGATTCCGGTAGTCGGCACCATATGCGGGCATCGTATAATGGCTATTACCTCAGCCTTCCAAGCTGATGATGCGGGTTCGATTCCCGCTGCCCGCTCCAGCGAGATTTGAGACGAAGGTTGTTATTTGCACTGACACAATATTGTGTGGGAATGTCTGACTCCTTACCATCTCCTGTTCTGTGATGTTGTTTTGTTGCAGTTCCAGTGCTCTTTTTTCAGCACCAGAATGGTGCATTGTCGGTCAGGTTACGTAGTGAACCTCTGGCAGGGGACTGATAATGCATCATTCTGGTGTTGTAAATATCTCTTCGGACAACTTACAAAATATTCTAAGCAAACCCGGGAACACACTCTTAACTGCCTTGGATGGCGGTTTTTTGTACAGTGCTCGGTATGTGTGAGCTGGAAATCAGATTTTGCATGGACTGGAATCATGCTGTTATTTAGGGGCGAAGAACTGGCTTTTTCTTCCGCCTTCTCACCAGTAATGATTAGAAAAATAATGAAATGCCCCTCCGGGGAGGAGGACCGTAGAAAAAAGGACCCGCCAGCAAAAACATTGGGGATGAACAGCTTTCGCTACTCAGATTGCTGGCGGGTAAAGTTCCTCATGAATTAAGAATGCTACGTGATCTTTTTTAATGGAAATGAAAATTATTGTCAATTAGACGTGCGTGTTTTTTCATACAATATTGGTAAAGGTGATTCAGGCCATCAGAGTTTTGCTGATGGCCTTTTTTCTTTCCGATAGCACAGGTCTGTCGGGGGGCGGGATATGTATCAGATGGAAAAAATATCAACAGGCATTGCCTACGGCACCTCCGCCGGCAGTGCCGGCTACTGGTTTTTGCAGTGGTTGGATCAGGTCAGTCCGTCACAGTGGGCTGCGATTGGTGTGCTGGGAAGTCTGCTTCTGGGGCTTCTGACTTATCTGACGAATCTGTATTTCAAAATAAGAGAAGATAAGCGTAAGGCTGCGAGAGGTGAATAATGTCGCCATCATTACGCAAGGCTGTTGCAGTTGCTATTGGTGGCGGGGCTGTTGCTATAGCATCTGTGTTAATCACTGGCCCAGGTGGTAACGATGGCCTGGAAGGTGTCAGCTACATACCATACAAAGATATCATTGGTGTATGGACTGTATGTCACGGACACACCGGAAAAGACATCATGCCTGGTAAAACGTATACCGAAGCAGAATGCAAAGCTCTCCTGAATAAAGACCTTGCCACTGTCGCCAGACAAATTAACCCGTACATCAAAGTCGATATACCGGAAACAACGCGCGGCGCTCTTTACTCGTTCGTTTACAACGTGGGCGCTGGCAATTTCAGAACATCGACGCTTCTTCGCAAAATAAACCAGGGCGATATCAAAGGCGCATGTGACCAGCTACGTCGCTGGACATATGCTGGCGGTAAGCAATGGAAAGGGCTGATGACCCGTCGTGAGATTGAGCGTGAAGTCTGTTTGTGGGGCAGCAATGAGCAGAGTCACCGCGATTATCTCCGCTCTGGTTATCTGCATCATCGCCTGCCTGTCATTGGCTGCTAATCATTACCGTGATAACGCCATTACCTACAAAGAGCAGCGCGATAATGTGAAGGAAAAACTCAACCAGGCGACCGCAATCATTACTGACATGCAGATACGCCAGCGTGATGTTGCTGCACTCGATGCAAAATACCTGAAGGAGTTAGCTGATGCGAAAGCTGAAAATGATGCTCTACGTGATGATGTTGCCGCTGGTCGTCGTCGGTTGCACATCAAAGCAGTCTGTCAGTCAGTGCGTGAAGCCACCACCGCCTCCGGCGTGGATAATGCAACCAGCCCCGACTGGCAGACACCGCTGAACGGGATTATTTCACCCTCCGGGAACGACTGGTAATGATGCAGGCCCAACTTGAAGGTGCTCAGCAATACATAACCGAACAGTGTTTAAAGTAAAATCTTAACTACAATATGATTCATTTTGATGATTGTTTCATAAGGAACAGTGAAGTAAGATCTTAGAGGAGTTGAATTTTATACAGTATAATCATAATGTTGCAGCAAGGTGGTTATAATTGAAAGAATATTTAGATATGAATACATCTCATGTAAGAGTTGTTACTCATATGTGTGGGTTCCTGGTTTGGCTCTATAGTCTTTCAATGTTGCCACCAATGGTTGTAGCATTGTTTTATAAAGAAAAAAGCCTGTTCGTTTTCTTTATAACTTTCGTTATATTTTTTGCATTGGTGGCGGAGCGTGGTATACAACTAAGAAATCTGGTATTCAATTACGTACCCGTGATGGGTTTATTATAATTGTAATGTTTTGGATTTTGTTTTCTGTTATTAGTGCATTCCCTTTATGGATTGACTCAGAACTTAATTTAACGTTTATCGATGCTCTATTTGAAGGGGTTTCTGGAATAACAACAACAGGAGCAACTGTAATTGATGATGTTAGTTCATTACCTCGGGCATATTTGTACTATCGGTCACAGTTAAATTTTATAGGTGGTTTAGGAGTTATTGTTCTGGCGGTTGCTGTATTGCCATTATTGGGTATTGGTGGTGCAAAGCTTTATCAGTCAGAAATGCCGGGGCCATTTAAGGATGACAAACTTACTCCCCGCCTGGCCGATACGTCACGGACACTTTGGATAACTTATTCTTTATTAGGTATTGCTTGTATTGTCTGTTATAGACTTGCAGGAATGCCTTTGTTTGATGCTATTTGTCACGGGATATCCACAGTTTCGCTTGGTGGTTTCTCAACTCATAGCGAGAGTATCGGATATTTTAATAACTATTTGGTTGAGCTGGTGGCTGGTTCTTTTTCCCTGCTATCGGCTTTCAATTTCACCCTTTGGTATATTGTTATTAGCAGGAAAACGATAAAACCTTTAATCAGAGATATTGAACTTCGTTTCTTTCTGTTAATAGCCTTAGGGGTGATCATTGTTACCTCTTTCCAGGTCTGGCATATAGGTATGTATGACTTGCCTGGAAGTTTTATTCATTCGTTTTTTCTTGCCAGCTCCATGCTCACTGATAATGGTTTAGCTACGCAGGATTATGCAAACTGGCCCACGCACACGATAGTGTTTTTGCTGTTGTCAAGTTTCTTTGGGGATGTGTAGGTTCAACTTGTGGTGGAATTAAGTCACTTCGATTTCTTATACTTTTCAAACAAAGCAAACACGAGATAAACCAGCTTTCTCATCCCAGAGCGTTGTTGAGTGTAAATGTAGGAGGGAAGATAGTTACAGATCGTGTCATGAGGTCTGTATGGAGTTTCTTTTTTCTTTATACTCTCTTCACGGTGTTTTTTATACTGGTGTTAAATGGTATGGGATATGATTTTCTTACATCATTTGCAACAGTGGCTGCATGTATTAATAATATGGGATTAGGTTTTGGGGCTACTGCATCGTCATTCGGAGTGCTTAATGACATTGCAAAATATTTAATGTGCATAGCTATGATTCTTGGTCGCCTTGAAATTTATCCTGTTATTATATTGTTTTCAGTTTTTTTTGGCGCTCCTAATATATGGCTGATTTATAATTGTGAGTTTAATATTATGTTGACTCACTCATTGATCCAATACCTAACTTTACCAGCAACACCTCCGCCCCCAGTAGCACTGGCTGCTGGGGTGCGTTTTATTCATAAAGCAAGGCTGTATGAGCGAGATTTTATGCGTCCATCCGTAAGGGCGGAGCGAAAGGTGAAGCCAAGTTACGAGCGGCATTGTTTAAGCTTGCCAGAAAAGGGATGCCTTTGCTCTGCGCGAACTACTCAGGGTGGATAAAAATCAGGACTAACTGATGAGCAGACCGGACTGGGGGCGTTGCAGCAGGAGTATATTGCTGAATACACCCGCTCCGGTATATCTCCGGTGGCATGGTGTGAAGCAAGGGGACTGAATTACGCAACAGCCCGTCGTTACATCAAAAAACCTCCGAAAAATGCGCAGACAGAAATGCGTAAAACTGCGCAACAAAGTGCGCAGAAAAAATCTGCGCAGACTGCGCAAAAGCGGAACGGAAAATCTCAGAAAAAAAAGCCAGTATCCGATGCGTGCCTGAATGAGGGCGACGCGGAGGAATTTTCGTTCTGCCCCGATGAATTCGGCATTTCTGACCAGCAGGCTAAGTTTGCGATGCTTGTTGCTCAGGGGAAAAAGCCGACAGAGGCATACCGACTGGCTGGTTATGAGGGGCAAGGTGCGACAGCTAACAGCAACGCCAGCCGTATGCTTAGAAATGCCAGGGTTTATCGTGCTATCAGTTACTTCCGCAATCAGTATCAGAAACGCTATACCGCAGACCTGGATTTACTGGTGAGTCAGTTGATGGCTATTGTCCAGGCCGACCCCAATCAGTTGGCACAATTTCGCCGTGTTAACTGCCGTTATTGCTGGGGCGAGAATCATCTCTACCAGTGGCGTGATATTGCAGAATTCGATAAGGCAGCGGCACAGGCCTCCAGAGATGGCAAACCCGAGCCGGAATATGGAGGCCTCGGCTTTGTTGATAACGCCATACCCAATCCGGATTGTCCGAAGTGCTGCGGTGAGGGAACGGGACAGCTTTATATGGCTGATACCACTCTGCTTGATGGGGATGCGCGACAATTATATGCAGGGGCAAAGCTCGGGAAATTTGGTGTTGAGATCCTGCTGGAGGATAAGGCTGCCGCCCGGCGCGAACTTATCAAGCTGATAATGGCGACGAAAGGAAGTTCTGCTGGTGGTGCAACTGACAGTCGCAATGATCTGGAGCTTGAAGGACTGAGGCTTCGCAACGAAAAGCTGCGCACTGAGATTGAAAACCTCAAAAAAGGCGTGGGTGGTGAGAATAACGAAATAATTATCCACAACTCTCTGCCGATGCCGGGAGTGGATAATGTCGATTGAAATCTACCTCCCAAAACCTCATGAGGGGCAAATAGCTGCATGGACGGCGGCAATAGAGGAACGCTTCCACGCGGTATGCTGTGGTCGTCGCTGGGGTAAAACGGTGATGCTGGTAAACATCGCTACCAGTTTCGCTACGCGGAAATTTGCCGTTCCTACCACCGGGCAACTTATCGCGGGTAGGGTGGGGATTTTTACCGCACAATACCGCCAGTACCAGGAAATCTGGGATGAAATTAGCGCCGTTCTGCAACCGCTGATCCTCAGCCAGTCAAAAAATGAAAAGCGCATTATTCTCCGTAATGGGGGGCGCATCGACTTTTGGGTAACGGACAATAACAAACTAGCCGGGTGTGGGCGTAAATATCACGCTGTGCTGATTGATGAGGCAGCATTCACTAAATCGCCGGAAATGCTCGAGGAAATCTGGCCCCGAGCTATACGCCCGACGCTTGTCGATTACCGCGGCTGTGCGTGGGTATTTTCCACACCAAACGGTATCGACGAGAGCAATTTTTTCTACGCGATATGCCACGATGAATCCCTGGGATTTGTCATGCACCATGCGCCAACTTCATCGAATCCGTATATTCCGAAAGAAGAACTGGAGGAAACGGAGAAGAAATCCGATCCGCGCGTCTGGCAGCAGGAATATCTTGCCGAGTTCGTGGACTGGTCCAAAGACGCGTTACTCGATGTCGATAAGCTGCTGGTGGACGGTCAGCCGATTGAGATGCCGCCGTACTGCGACATGATTTTCGCAGTGATGGATACGGCGCTGAAAGGCGGGACCGAAAATGATGGTACTGGCGTGTTGTATTTCGCTTATGAGTCAACGTATTCGGAAGAGCCAAAACTGACGATTATTGACTGGGATGTGACGCAAATTAAAGCGTCATTGCTTCCTGAATATATTCCCGGCGTTTATGACAACCTTGAGCGCCTCGCGAAATTATGCCGTCCGCGTCTGGGCAGCCAGGGAATTTTTATGGAAGACGCCGCGATGGGGGCAATCCTCAACCAGAAGGCGGAAACCGAAGGCTGGGATATGACGCCGATTAAATCGGCACTAACCAGCAAGGGCAAAGACGAACGGGCGGTGATGGCATCCAGCTACCACTATCAGGGGATGTGCAAAATCGTCCGGGAGGCTTACGACAAGACCGTTTCATTCAAGCGCACCACCGCAAACCACCTCATAAAACAAATCGCCGGATTCCACCTGGCGGATAAAGACGCGCATAAACGTGCTGATGACCTTTTCGATTGTTACACCTATGGATTGATCATCGCGCACGGTAATTACGCGGAGTTGTAAAAATCAGGATATTTTTGATGGCAGAGATCGAGATTACTGGCGGCCTCGGTTCAGCACTGATGCGTATTCTTGAGGCTGAAGAAATTCAGCCAGGAACCGATATTGGCTATGAATTGTGTAAGCTGCTGTGGCAATTCCATCCTCTGGGCGGAAAACTTGTCGAAAAACCCATACTGATGGCGATGTGTAATCCGCGACAGTATAACGTGCCCCTATTAAGTTGTCAAGCATGTTATGACCCCTGCGGGGTATAAAAAGTCCCGTCGCGCATCATGGCGAACAGAACGTCGCAGCGTCGTCTCGCCAGGGCGATAAGCGCCTGATTGTGTCGTTTTCCCTGACTCATTTTGCGGGTGTAGTAAGCCCTGGAGAGCGGATCCCTGAGCGCGGCGAAGGCCGACAGGAACAACGCCCGTTTGAGAGCTTTATTACCCCGTCGCGAGGGATGCTCACCGCGTATTGACGAGCCGGATCGCCGAGTTACCGGCGCAAGGCCAGCATAAGCAGCGAGATGTGCGGCAGAGGCGAAGGCGCGGCAGGCGACCTCGGTGAGGAGTCTGGCTGCGGTCCTGACACCGACTCCGGGCATACTGGTCAGGACCGGGTAAAGAGGGTGAGCAAGAACTCGCTGTTCTACCTCAAGCGCCACCTCGTCTCTTTGCTTACGCAGCGTGATGAGCTGGAGTGCCAGACGTGGCAGTACTACGGCAGCGGCATTCGTGCCGGGAACGACGACGGTTTGTTCGGCCAGTGCCTGAGCTATGTCTGCTGCAAGGCGTTTACCCAGACGAGGCGCAAGTTTGCAGAGCTGGGCTGCCAGCTTCTTCTCACCCAGCGAAGCGAGTTTTTCTGGTGAGGGATATCGCTGGAGAAGATCGAGTACCGCCGGGTGCTCAAGTCTCGGACCGAGAACGCGCTCCAGTGCCGGATGTATCTGGGTCAGAAGGCCGCGGAGACGGTTGCTGGCCTGCGTTGTCTGTGCGGCAAGATCATCATCGAAGCCGCAGAGCATGGAGAGTTCGGCGATTTGCTCGTCAGCCAGTTTCAGCGTGCGTAGCGCGTGAGGCAGGGTACGGGCAGCTTCGGCAATGATGGCAGCGTCACGAGCATCAGTTTTAGCTTCACCGGCGTGTAAGTCGGCTATGCGGCGCATGGCCAGTCCAGGGAGGTATCCGACAAGGACTCCTTCTGAGCGGGCAACGGCGACAGGTAACGCACCGATGGTAGCTGGCTGATCAACAACCAGCAGTATCTGACCATGTTGTTTCAGGTCAGATATTAGCGACCTGAGTTTGTTTTCGTCGTTGGGTAATGCTTTATCGAACAGGCGTTTACCTGAACGATTAATGGCAACAGCGTGATGCGTATCTTTACCGACATCAACGCCGATAAAGACCTGGACGGATTCGTAATCGCTGGATTCGGTCATTCTGTCTCCCTTGTATATGGGTTAACCAGATAACCACGGGGAGCAGGTACCGGCATCCACGTTACAGACGGTCCCGGCAAAAGTGCCTGACCTGACCCCTATTAGCGGTTACCAGCGCCCCACCAGACCCGGTGACATCACCCCCGGATCATGGACGACTGGGGGCAGTAATCATGCCGGGTCTGGCTGGCTAACACCCCATTATAAGGGGTACGAATAAAGTAACGGGGTGAGCGATGCCCTGCAAGGCATTAATCAGAAAATCGATGGTGTCGTTACGCGCATGGACTCACTAGAACAGCGGGACAAAGCGCGGGCGGATGCCGAAGAACAGGTGAAAAAAGAGGCCGAAGAAAAGGCCAAAGCCGATGAAGCCGCAGAGGAACGGCGTAAAGCTGATGAAGCTGCGGCAAAGGAGGCGGAAGAAAAAGCCAAAGCTGACGAGGCGGCAGCTAAAGACGCTGAGGAGAAAGCAAAGGCTGATTCCGAAGCGGAAGAACAGCGTAAGGCTGCCGAGGAGGCAGAAAAAGAACGCAATGACTCAGCCTTGGCAGAAGCACAGGCAAAAGCCGACTCCGCATTCAGTGCCTGCGGTAAAAACGCGCCAGCACCGTTTTCTGGTGAAAATGCGCTGGACTACCGCAAGCGTGCGCTAATCGCTATGCAGAAACACTCTTCGGTACATAAGGACGTCAATATTCGCGCGATTGCGGATTCTGCAACGCTGGCTGTGCTTGAGGACGCAATTTTCAGTGCCGCCCGTCAGTCCATCGAAAAAGAAATGATGAGTACGCAGGGGCAACTGCATAAACGTATCCGCAACGATGAAGCCGGACGTCGCATTACTGAATATCAGGGCGATCCGAACGTCTGGCTGAGTGCTTTCAAAATTCCGGGGCGTCGTCTGGCAAAAATTAACACTCAAGGGAGCCTGAACAATGGCTGATATTAACTTTCATCCGTTTAAAAACCGTGGAGCATTTGGTGTAATGCCGATCAGTTAAGGATCAGTTGACCGATCCAGTGGCTGTGTAAGAATCCGGAAACGCTCACTTGTTTCCGGATTTTTTTATGCACATTGGACAGGCTCTTGATCTGGTATCCCGTTACGATTCTCTGCGTAACCCACTGACTTCTCTGGGGGATTACCTCGACCCCGAACTCATCTCTCGTTGCCTTGCCGAATCAGGTACTGTAACGCTACGCAAGCGCCGTCTTCCCCTCGAAATGATGGTCTGGTGTATTGTTGGCATGGCGCTTGAGCGTAAAGAACCTCTTCACCAGATTGTGAATCGCCTGGACATCATGCTGCCGGGCAATCGCCCCTTCGTTGCCCCAGTGCCGTTATTCAGGCCCGCCAGCGCCTGGGAAGTGAGGCTGTCCGCCGCGTGTTCACGAAAACAGCGCAGCTCTGGCATAACGCCACGCCGCATCCGCACTGGTGCGGCCTGACCCTGCTGGCCATCGATGGTGTGTTCTGGCGCACACCGGATACACCAGAGAACGATGCAGCCTTCCCCCGCCAGACACATGCCGGGAACCCGGCGCTCTACCCGCAGGTCAAAATGGTCTGCCAGATGGAACTGACCAGCCATCTGCTGACGGCTGCAGCCTTCGGCACGATGAAGAACAGCGAAAATGAGCTTGCTGAGCAACTTATAGAACAAACCGGCGATAACACTCTGACGTTAATGGATAAAGGTTATTACTCACTGGGACTGTTAAATGCCTGGAGCCTGGCGGGAGAACACCGCCACTGGATGATACCTCTCAGAAAGGGAGCGCAATATGAAGAGCTCAGAAAACTGGGTAAAGGCGATCATCTGGTGAAGCTGAAAACCAGCCCGCAGGCACGAAAAAAGTGGCCGGGACTGGGAAATGAAGTGACAGCCCGCCTGCTGACCGTGACGCGCAAAGGAAAAGTCTGCCATCTGCTGACGTCGATGACGGACGCCATGCGCTTCCCCGGAGGAGAAATGGCGGATCTGTACAGTCATCGCTGGGAAATCGAACTGGGATACAGGGAGATAAAACAGACGATGCAACTGAGCAGGCTGACGCTGAGAAATAAAAAGCCGGAGCTTGTGGAGCAAGAGCTGTGGGGTGTCTTACTGGCTTATAATCTGGTGAGATATCAGATGATTAAAATGGCGGAACATCTGAAAGGTTACTGGCCGAATCAACTGAGTTTCTCAGAATCATGCGGAATGGTGATGAGAATGCTGATGACATTGCAGGGCGCTTCACCGGGACGTATACCGGAGCTGATGCGCGATCTTGCAAGTATGGGACAACTTGTGAAATTACCGACGAGAAGGGAAAGGGCCTTCCCGAGAGTGGTAAAGGAGAGGCCCTGGAAATACCCCACAGCCCGAAAAAGAGCCAGTCAGTTGCTTAACTGACTGGCATTAGAGCATTTGGTGGCCTTTTTAACGTCGAATCCCGTGGGCTGATGCAGGGGGATGCGCAGGATGATCCGGCAATTCGTCTGCAACTTTGCTCCGGTCGACTGGACAGCAAAATCACTGAACCGGTATGGGGTGGCGTTGGAGTTATGGAGTGCATTGCCCCGCGAAAGACAGCGTTAACGGCGCGGTAATTAAACAAGCCACGAAGGACGCCTGTAACGCCTTTACTGTCTTTAATCAGGCATTTCATGGCATTACCACGCCGGATAATCCGGTGCCGTTATATCTCGCGGGTGGCTTTGTTCACTATTACCGCGTTGGCTCAGGTGCCCGCATTCCTCTCCCTGTCAGTGCAGAAGTTGTTGCGCTGGCTGATGGAAATAACACCGTTGCTGCCAGTGGTTTTGTGTGGGATCTGACGAAAAACATGGTTGATGTTTATTCGGGATCACCCGGCGCTAATCCGAAAGTGGATATTAAGCTGCTGATGGTTTCAGTTGACGGAAACCTGACGGTGAAAAAAGAGGATGGTGGTAACGTTGTCTGGGAAATCGGCAAACCGTGCGGCCTGTTTTTAATTTAAGGGGATATTAATTAATGAGCGCATTTACTCCTGCGACTACTATTGTGTCGCCGTCAATGGTGCTGCCGGAAATGATCGTGCAACAGAGCATGGCTTCCGGGGCGTTTGAAGTCCTGGCCGGTGGTGCTCCAGCGGTAAAAATCAGTTCCAGTGATTTGATGGTCTATCAGAAATATATGCGCATGACCTCGCAGGCGCAGGTCAGCCAGTCTCTGCCGGGTCAGTTACCGTCTTCCAGTATCTCTGGCGGCTATGACGGAATGATGACTTACCGAATTTCTTCCCGCTCGCAATACAGCTATCTCGATACTGATGCAGCAGATCGCTGGGGCTATTCTCTGATTGAAGGCCTGCGCCTGGCTAACCGTCAGGGACACGCTCAAATGTTGCGTAATATGCTGCTGTATGGCGTGAATGCAGCTAATAACGAGGGGATCACCAACTCACCGAACGCAGTGACGCTGAATCTGGGCAACGACAGCAAAGGTAACGATTCGTACACCACCTGGGATTCCGGCGAGATGGCTAAATTTATGCTTGGCCTGATTGCTGACCAGAAAACCCGCATGTTGCTGCTGGGGCAGCCATTAACGACTGTTATTCTGAGCCCACAGCGATTCATGAAGGCGCTGGAGTGGACAGGAATTGTTGAGCTGACCAGTTACCAGCGTCCTGGTGGTGGTACCGGAACGGTGGGAACGATGGTTAAAGACGTCGCCGATAAGGCGACAGGCGACGACATCATGTTCTGCCAGGACGACACGCTGATCGGTAAAGGCGCTGGTGGTAATGACCTGATCATCGTTACGAACCCGACGATTGAGGTTCCGGAAGCGCGTCACACCATTAACACCAATATTTTCTCCCCGCTGGTACCTAACCAGCAGGCCGTCAACGTGATGTTCTGTGATATGGCAGCGCCGACGGAAATCCCGTCCCCTATGCCGGATGGCGGCCTGACCACGTTGTATACCATGCGCGCGACGCCGGGCTGGAACTTCCGCCCTGAGGGGATCACCCTGTTGTCTGCCAAATACGCATAAACGTTCAATCTGATAACGCGGGAGCTAAATGCTCCCTTTTTTGTGGGAAAAATTTATGAAGCTCTACATCGCTAACTGCTCACGTCAGCCGCACACGTTCAACTACAAACTCCCCGAAAAAACGCAGTCGTTCGGTGTGACAATTCCGTCCGGACGTCAGCATATGATCGAAAATCAGTCCGATATTATCGACCACATCATCCGACAGCATGAGCCTTACGGATTCCAGCGTTGTGACAAGGTGGACAAGAATTTTTCCGGTATCTGCTATTCCATCGATAAACCTGTGAGCGTCGGTCGCATTGAGGATTGCGCGGAGCAGAAAACGGAAAATCTGGAATCCCTGTCAGAAGAAATTCTTGCAGCCAGCGCCGTATCGCTGAATAACGCAGTGGATCAGGCAGTGATTCAAAGTGGCGAAAAACCTCAACCGGGTGGTATTGAAATGGAAATCACCGGGAAGCGATTAACACTGAACAGGAAAATCCGCCCAGCACAAAGCGAAATATTAAGGTTAAAAAATAATGACCTTGCGTCCGTCACTGGAGGGATTTATTCGCTTTGTTCGTGACGACATGAAAGTATCGGTTCACGCTATTGCTGACGATGATCCGACGCTGGAATGTTGCTTTCAGTCTGCTATGGAGCTAATCCCTCACGATCAGGGGCTGGAGCGTTTACCCATCATCTATGTGCGAACGGTTTATAACGCTGCCGCCTCATTTCTCCTGAATTTCGCTCCCGGCTCGCGGTTTGCCGACCTGAGAAAAAAACTCAACCTTGGGAAACTGGCTACCGGGCTTGTCAGCGCGGCAGCAGACCAGGGGACATCTGGTTCGATCACCATCAGCGACGCGCTGAGTAATCTGTCTTTGCTGGATTTGCAGATGTTACAGGATCCGTATGGACGACAGGTTGTTGCGGTGCTGATGCAGATGGGCACGGTATGGGGTTACACGCCATGAAACTTTGTTTTGGGGTTATCGACCAGCCGTATGACTACGGCGACGAACTGGGAAAAACCACGTTTGACGTGGCCTGTGACCTCGAGGAGCGATACGAAATTTTTACGCACTTCTGGGAAATGCATAAGGACGAGATTATCCAGGAGGCAGGTACTGAACTGGCGTACCAGTTGGTCAATCACTTCAAGTATAAGGCTCCGCTACCTGGCGAGCATTTTCTGGAAGGGACCGGGAAGATTTTCCATATATTTCTTGAAACCGAAGAAATGGCCGGAATGACGATCAACGGAAATCAGGTCCCAACCCAGGCTGCGTTACAGGGTGTTAACTCAAGGCTTAAGGACAAATATACCGGGAGCGGCGCCCGTCATTCATAGATGGCGGCCTGTTTAAGGGCAGCTTTATAGCGTGGATAGATAACAATGCCGAGTCTTGAAGAATTAACCGAACAGCACAGTTCGCAGCTCTCGTCCGTTCTTAAATCCGCAGTTGAAACCATCTCGTCAGACCAGGAAATCACGTTCAGGCTCTATGTCCGGCAGGTTCTGCCGCTGGATGGCTTTGTCTATTGGGTTAATGCGGAAATCATCAGTTGCGATGAACTGTGTCGTCTGAATATTGAGTCACCAACTCGTCTGAAAATCAAAGGCAGCCTGCATCGTCAGATTATTGCGATTCAGGACGAGTCTGTCTCGAAGGATGTGAACAACATTATTTTCACGCCTGTTCAGCAGGTTGATGATTTTAATGTGGAAAATCCCGATGCGATCTATCTCGGTGAGTACGGCGGCGTCCAGTTCGCTTTTTCTCGAATGGAGAGCCGCTATCAGCAGTCGGGTATTTTTCATTATCGCGGCATGGCGATTTTGCCAACCATGCGTTCCCAGATTATCGACTGCGAGGAGGATATCAGCGACGAGCAGATCATATCCAACAGCATCCCGATCTGGCTGCAAATGAAAGATGCCGCGACCGTGTATCCGTCTTACCTGGTACCGCAGAACCTTCGCCCTCCGTATATCGCGGTGGATGTTCGCAACAGTATTCCATTGCAGGTGGCTCCCGTTGTTTTCGGTGGTGAGCGATTCCAGCTCGTCCAGGATTCGGTTCGCCTGACGCTTTATGGATTCAGCAATAAAATGGCGCTGGATCTTGTCGACTCGGTGGTGAACAGGGCGCTGGAGGAGGAAAAGTTTGGTGTAACCAATATTCCGGTGGTTCAGGACGCAAAGTCGGGACAGGTTGAAATCAACGCTCTGGCGAAGAAAAAGATTGTCGATTTTGACGTGAATTACTACCAGAGCACCGCCCGGGAAATATCCCGGCAGTTGATTGAAAAAGTCATTTGTAAATATGAGGTTAAATAATGGGGTTTAATATCGTCACGGTGAATGTGTCCCAGACCATCGGGGCCATTCCCTCGAATTTGCAGCAGATGTCTGCTGTTCTCTCGTTTGGCTCCACGACTCATGAGCCGGGAAAGCCTGTATTACTCACCCGTAATCAGGATATTAACGATCTGGTAAGAAATCCGATTGCTGCGTTGTCGGCGGCTGCTGCAGGAAAATCTGCGGCAAACGTCACCGTTACGATGACGCTTCCGGAAGGGAGCAACATCCGACGCGAAAACAGTTCTGAGGTGAAAATTGTTGTTTCCGGGTGTTCGCCCGACGCGTGGAATGGCGAATATACTGCTACCGTCACGGATGAAAAAACACTGACCTGGACGATTGCTGATTCTCAGCTTTCCGGTTCGCCAGTGACACTGGGGCAGTTTTCCATTGTTGGCAGTGAAAATCTGGTGACGGCAGTAAACACGTTTTTTGCCCAGGGAAATTCAGTTGGGATTTACCTGCTGGAGCTGGGAGTACAGAAAGGTGGAGTCAGTAAGGAAATCGCTGCACTGAAAGCTTATATGGAAGATCCGCTCCTGCGTTTTTATGCGTATCTGGTGCCGCAGCCGTGGGATGGTGACGCAGAGTTTATCAGTCTGGCAAAACTCCACACCGCCAACGAAGCGATGCAGTATTTCTTCGTGCTGACGAAAACGCCGGACGACACGAATTACGTTTCGCCTTATGCCGGTATTAAGTCGGTTATTGCAACGGCGGATGATACGTACCCGGCGACAAACGCGGCAGCAGCCGTAATGTGGAACTATGTTTCCGCATCACCTTCAGAAATCAACAAGGTGCCGCCGATGGCATTTCGCTATCTACAGGCGGTAAACGCCCACACGGGCAAAAATTCAATTCTGGTCACGATGACGAAGCAGAATATTAACTACGTCGACACGGGGGCTGAGGGGGAATTTCCAACACGATTCTGGTGAAAGGCGTTACCAGTGACGGTAACGATATGACGTACTGGTATTCCGTGGACTGGGTGCAGATTAATGTCGATATGCAGCTCGCCAACACGGTGATCAACGGCAGCAATAACTCAATTAACCCGCTTTACTACAACCAGGACGGGATCGACCGTCTACAGCAGGTCGCACAGGCGGTGTTCAATACGGGCGTATCTTACGGCCTGGTCAACGGTCAGCCTGTCGTCGATGCAGTGCCTTTCCGCCAGTATATCAACACTAATCCCAATGATTACGGTATCGGGCGTTATGCAGGCCTTTCGGCCTCCTATACGCCGATGCGCGGATTTGTCGAAATCATTTTTAACATCAATGTGACAATGCAGCTTTCGTGAGGGACTGAACCGTGCCTAATCCAATGATCCCCGTTGGCACCCTTAACCGGGTTCGCGCCAGCGTTAAATTCACCTCCCATTCTGAACTGAATGTGTCCGCCTCATTTCTGGCAAAAGAAGGCGTCGAATTGTCCTTTCAGGGCAATATCACGGAGTTTTTACCCGCTATGACGGGAGCCGTGCAGTCGCCGCAGCCATACATGATTTTACAGGCGCGTGTTCATCTGCTGCGTAGCCAGGCGCTGGGAAAACAATTCAAGGCGCAATGGAAAAAGAATGCCACGATCGGCGACGCAAAAGTGTATAGCGACAGCACGGTGTTCGGTGACTTCGATATCTATAACACGGCGATCACCAACGTGCAGGATATGACCTTCGCCGGGGGCGAGCCGGGTGTGGCCATCACCATTACTGGTACGTATTACATCAACTCTGAAATGTGGGATCTGGTATGAAAATCGCGCGAAATTTAAACCTGATTATTCCTGTCCGGACAGAAAAGGGTAATGGCTGGATCCATGCCACGCCGATCAGCAAAGAGGTGTTTAAAGAGCATTTCTTCATTCTGAGTAAAACTTTTTCTGCCATTTTTTCAGAAGGTCTTGGCGTCGTTGCGGGTCCGCGTATCGCTTTTTTGATGCTGGAGCGGATCTCGCGTGATTCTAATATCTGGGAAGGTGATAAAGGGGTCCGTAATACACTTGTTAATGAGGTCATTCGCCTGGCAAACCTTGTTTACCCAGTGGAGGGTAAAGGCTACGACACAATCCCTCTCGATATGGCGCTGGAGCGTGAAATCATTGATTTGGATGAAGTGGCGGGTGAGCTCATTTTTTTTTACATGCGTCTCGTCGATAAATTCACCGGAGCAGGCGAAGGGGACTATGGATGTGGTCAATGGAGTATGGAGCACTCAATGCTCGTTATTGAATCTTACGGAATGGATCGCTTCATTGCCGACATTGAAATCAGCCGCCAGTTCTGGCGCGACGGCGAACACGTCATCAGCGACATCCTCGACTACTCAGCCGGAGCCGGATTCAGAGACATCTGTGCAGATTCCGGCCTAAATGTAAAAACAGCAGCTCAGTTTCGTGAGCTGCTCAAATTCAAAAATCCCGCAGGAGTATTGTGATGGCTGGTAACCAGATGCCAGTTCTGACGCTGGATGTTAATGAAGAACACCTCAGGCGGCTTGAGGCGATATTTGAAAAGTATCGCAACGGACTGATGATTGGCCCTGCCGGTACGCCGCTTAAAATACCTTCAAATACCGGTCCGGGAGGTGGCTCTTGGCAGACAACCACAGGCGGAGAAGCCAATCAGGCTCCCAGGAAACCATCTTCACCCGCGCCAGTTCTGGCTGCTTCCACTGATGGACGTTTAAGGGATGAAAAATGGCGCTTTGTTGGCAGCGGGAAAACACCTGATTCGCTGGTGAGCAACTATAAAGGTCGCGGCGAAACGATGTTTGATAAGTACCTCAGCGGGCTGGGGAAAAACGCCAAACAGACGCTGAAAACTTACAAGCAGATCAATTCTACGCTACGGACGACCACTTCGAGATTAAACAACCTGTTTAAAACCACCGTATCGTGGGGGACAAAACTTGCGGTTATGGGCGTTGCCGGGCCGTTTGGCTTTGGCATGATGGCTCGTAATGTTGTAGAGAAACAGAAAAATGCTGATGAATTGCAGGCAACTCCAGGAGAGTTAAAGGCGGCAGAAAGCACTTATTCGCCTTATTTTTCCGGTGTTGGTAATTTGCTCAATACACTGGCAGCCGCGCAAAATGACACTGAGGTAGCCTGAGTTTAACGGACACTCCTTCCTGAAATAGAATGGCATCAGAAGGAGCTAATAATGAGCAGAAAAACCCAACGTTACTCTAAAGAGTTCAAAGCCGAAGCTGTCAGAACGGTTCTTGAAAATCAACTTTCGATCAGTGAAGGCGCTTCCCGATTATCCCTTCCTGAAGGCACTTTAGGACAATGGGTTACCGCCGCCAGAAAAGGGCTCGGTACTCCTGGTTCCCGCACGGTGGCTGAACTGGAATCTGAAATTCTGCAACTGCGTAAGGCGTTAAATGAAGCTCGCCTTGAGCGAGATATATTAAAAAAAGCAACAGCGTATTTTGCACAGGAGTCGCTGAAAAATACGCGTTAATCGAACAATGGCGACAACAATTTCCCATTGAAGCGATGTGTCAGGTATTTGGTGTATCCAGGAGCGGTTATTACAACCGGGTACAGCATGAACCCTCAGACAGAAAACAAAGTGATGAGCGGCTAAAACTGGAGATTAAGGTGGCACATATCCGCACTCGCGAAACATATGGAACCCGGCGGCTCCAGACGGAGCTGGCAGAGAATGGCATCATCGTTGGTCGTGACCGACTGGCACGTCTTCGTAAGGAGCTAAGGCTACGCTGTAAGCAGAAACGCAAGTTCAGAGCGACTACGAACCCGAACCACAATCTGCCAGTTGCGCCAAATCTGCTGAACCAGACGTTCGCTCCTACAGCACCAAATCAGGTCTGGGTGGCGGACCTGACGTATGTTGCCACACAGGAGGGATGGTTGTACCTCGCTGGCATCAAAGATGTTTATACGTGCGAAATTGTCGGCTACGCCATGGGAGAGCGCATGACAAAAGAGCTGACAGGTAAAGCCCTGTTTATGGCGCTCAGGAGCCAGCGCCCACCTGCCGGGCTAATCCACCACTCTGATCGAGGTTCACAGTACTGCGCATACGATTACCGGGTCATACAGGAGCAGTTTGGTCTGAAAACATCAATGTCGCGTAAAGGTAACTGTTACGACAACGCTCCGATGGAAAGCTTCTGGGGAACGCTGAAAAATGAGAGCCTGAGCCACTATCGTTTTAATAACCGGGATGAAGCCATCTCAGTAATACGGGAATACATTGAGATTTTCTACAATCGTCAGCGTCGTCACTCTCGTCTGGGGAATATCTCCCCGGCAGCCTTCAGGGAAAAATATCATCAGATGGCTGCTTAAAAAAAGAACAAATGGTAGTGTCCGCTATTGCCAGTACACCTCACCGTGATGATGCACAACGTTTTGCGGAGAAAGCCCGACAGGATGCAACCGTCACAGCTGAGAACAGAAAGGCCACAGCGGAAGACGTGAAAAGCACGGGGAAAAACGCCGTCTTATCCGGTCAGCGTGCACAGGCAGCCGCAGGTTATGCCCGCGCAGCAGAACAGGCCAAAAATGACATTGATGCTGCGCTGACCGGCACTCTGAAAACGGCTAACCATCTGTCTGAAATCGCAGCAGCAGGCGAAAAGGCACAACAGAAGTCCCGGGATAATCTGGGGCTGAAAAGTGCGGCCACGATGGAAGCACAGAGCGACATTTACGACCGGACAAAAGGCCGTCTGGCGATACCCGGCGCATTCGGCTTTGGGTGTGCTTTTCTGCCTGAAGATGTTATCCGTTTTGACACTAAGAGTGATTTCCTGGCCTGGGTAAGGAATGCGCTGCCAGGTGAGTATTCCGTTGCTGGCCGCCAGGGCATCATACCCGACACACGGTTTGAAGGGGTGCTCAGCATCCGGTGGACTGATGCACACCCTGAGACAATAGAACCGCGGTACAGAGCCAAATCCCTTACTTTTTACGGCATTAACGGCCCCATTTATCACACCCGCTACTGCTACTGGCCCATATCCAGACTGACTGGCTGGGTGAAAATAAATATAACCACAGAAGATATTATTTACAGAATCGTGGCGAGCTCTGTCCGCAACAGATGGGGAGACCCTGACATTGGCGGGCTGATTATTGCTGCGTACCAGGGAGAAGCTGACGGTGATAAAGTCATCAGACTTGTCAGGGGGCAGTCATACAGAGGCTCACGACTGGAACCGGTGGGGATTTCAGTGCCCAGTACTCCCACCGGAACGTATATAGCATCCCCACAATTTTTCATTACGGGATGTTCAGAGCATTCATTACCGGGGTCATATTGCGCCCTGTCCGGGGTGCCGGATGCACATGTCTCTGGCGCAATGCCCGGGCTTTTTATTCGCACATCGTGAGGAATGCACCGTGGAAATTAAAAAAATCATTAATCCCCGTTATACCGAAAGTGGCGCAGTAGACTGTGACGTTTTTTTTGACGACAGGGACCAGGCAGTCCCCTACACAGCCACCGCTGATGATGTCGCACCGACGGGTCAGCAAATCTGGCAGGAACTGCAAAGTGGCAAATGGGGTGAGATAGCCCCATTCACTGTGACACCAGAAATGCTGGAAGCGGCCAGAGAGGCCAGACGTCAGGAAATTGAAGCATGGCGCACAGAACAGGAGGCGAAGCCGTTCACGTTTGAATGGAACGGTCGTGTCTGGAATGCTGGCCCGACTCACTGGGCCGCCTGTCCCGGTAGTCATGCTGGCAAAATCTGTCACAGCACAAACGCATATGGCGTGGAGCGATGCCGATAATCAGCAGGTGAAACTGTCGATGCCGGAACTGGAAGAACTGGCGGCAGCAATGGTGCAGGCGCAGGTCGATCGCAACGATGAGATTTATCGCCGTCAGCGGGAGATGAAAGAGGAGCTGAGCAGTCTGGATGATTTGGCTTCAATTCGGGCGTTTGACGTTAAGTAATGAATAAGCCGCAACTGGCGGAATCACAGAAGACCGCTTTGCTTACCGAGGCGGAGTCTGTCATCCGGCCGCCGGGGCGTGCGGTCAGGCTGAACAGAGAAACGGATGAATCCGGGGAGGCCCGGGGCGGGCCTCTGTTTTTCCGGAGTCAGTCCGGTCTGTGGTTTATGCGATGTGATTATGAATGGTGCAGTTGTGAGCCGTTTTCAGGCAATCGCAGGGCCAGTACCTCGTCAGTCAGCTGACGGTAAATCTGCTGTTCAGTCTCACGCATCACCTGTGCACCGGCTTCCCTCTCCGCATCCGCATCACCGCTCAGACCTGATGCTTTCAGCCGGTCAGCCACCCTCTGAGGGTACTCATTCTCCAGCATCTCATATTTCTGCTCTTCTGCCTGCGCCCAGCGGTCAGCTTCCGTACGCTTCAGTACAGCATGCCATGGTCCCCAGAGGGAGAACCAGTCCGTAAATTCATTCTCTTCACGGCTTCTGACCATGGCTTCGGCAGTGCGGAGGTCATTTGCTGTCACTCCCGACACGCCATAGAAACGCATTTCCTTCACGGCAGTGGAGAGCTGAAGTTTCTCTGCGAGCATGGTCTGGAAGGCCAGGTAGACTTCTATCTCATCCACAAAATGGAGAGTTCTGACTTTATCCCGGGCAATGTCCTCCAGAATTTCGAGGCGGAACATTTCCCTGCCCAGGGAGAGCAGAGCGCCGGTATCATTATCGAAAAGGCCTTCTGATGCCTGATGGACCAGGAGGGTTTTCCGGAGATTGTTCCATGTGAGCGCGACACGGTCCTCACAGCTCTCAGTGGCATCAGCAGCAACAGCGAAAGACTGCTGTCGAAGCTCCGCAGAGGCACTGAGTTTTTCCAGCCATGCAGCGACCTGTTCACGGAATCCGGAGGTATTGCGTGCAGAGACGGTATCGGAAAGGCGGTCAAGGAACGCGGAAAAGGTGTTGGCGTGCTCTTCATGTTCAAAAGCATGCCATATCTGTGATACATCAGATTGTTTGTTTTCCGGGAACCATGCTGTCACGGCATCAGCCAGGGGGCGATGGAGTGTATTCTGTTGTCCGTCACTCATGGAGAAGTAAATCCGTGGGCCGTGGTAGTCCGGTTGGGCGGTTTGTTGCGACAGAGACTCCCTGATCCGTGAGGACAGAGGATTGTCTTCGAGGATGATAGTGCAGGTCGGATCAAGGCTAAGTATATTTTCCGGAATGTGTGTGATGCGATTCTCGCGGCACCGGAAAAATATCTCGGTTTCCTCTGAGTGATGATTTCTTACAGGTACGGCTGGTAGGCTTTCCAGAAGATTAGTACTTACATCGAGCGCTTCCAGTGATTCAGGTAACTCAGGGAGAAATGTCAGCTGGTTATTTCTTACTGAGAGCACTTCCAGCGATGTAGGTAATTCAGGAAGCATGGTTAGCTGATTGTTATCTGCATTAATATATTCCAGCAATGCAGGCAATTCAGGAAGCATGGTTAGTTGGTTGTTATCTACATCAAGATGTTTCAGAGATGCGGGTAATTCAGGAAGTGTTGACAGGTGATTGTCACAGGCGTCAAGGTATTCCAGCGATGCTGGCAATTCTGGTAATGATATTAGGGCATTCTGAGTAATTTCCAGAACAGTGATTTGAGGTGGTAAGTTGTCAGGTAGCGAGGACAGATTTAAACGATTCAGTTGAAGCTCACTGAACTGATTGATGAGACATTCTTTAAGTAGGGAGACCGCTTCATTCCGATTTTCACCGGGGAGCGCTTGTTTTTCCCATTTATCCCATGCTGAAAAGTAATCAGCATATGTACCGGAAATAGTGTTATAAAAAGAATTTTGGGACAATGAAAAGTTATTATTTATCGGTAACATGATGGACATTCAGTTAAAGCCGATGGACAAATGGCTTTGTTAAAAGAAATAAGTAGGAGTTTTTATGAAGTTCATTCCATGAAATGAACTTCAGAACTTTTTTATTATAAAAGGACAAACAAAATTGGCTGTAAAAAAACGATACTGTTTCAGTTAACTGTGAATAGCTTGCTTGCACCGTATTGTTCTTGTTTTTCGGTTAGTTAAACATCGTACTTCATATTTGAACGTTCTGCCGGAATGCATTATCAATAGAGGTAAAGTCGCAACCCCAAATCGTAAAGGAAACCGTAGCACGTCGTATGCAAGAACGTGCCACGGCTGGCTGATGGATGTTCGATAGCGCGAGTTTGAATGAAAATCAGCCGGAGATGATTTTACATACATAATTGCTACGGAATTATTCAATACAGGAATTGCTTGCGTCTGCATGGATTGACCTGAAATATTCCCGAAAATTTCTCTAAAAAACTCGAAAAAAATGGTAACTGGTTGAATGTATTAATATGCAATGGTACGTGCCAGGGATTAAAAGATGAACGTAAATTTATTCAACGCATTAATTTTAAAGGGTTTTATTGTTTGTTGACGAAAACAGGAATCGTGTTCGGTCTCTTTTTATCTGTTAAAAGCCAGAAGCATTTCCTTCGCTGACTTTATAGTCAACCATAACACACACTCTACTGTCTGAGTCCAGCGTTTTTTAACATTCTTGTTAAGATTATGTGATCTTTAGCGCGGGAGGAAAATATTGATGAAACAGCCTGCGCCCGTTTATCAGAGAATTGCGGGTCATCAATGGCGACATATCTGGCTTTCTGGCGATATACACGGTTGTCTTGAGCAGTTGCGCCGCAAATTATGGCATTGTCGTTTTGATCCGTGGCGAGATTTACTTATCTCAGTGGGAGACGTTATCGATCGTGGGCCGCAAAGTTTACGTTGTCTGCAGTTACTGGAACAACATTGGGTTTGTGCGGTAAGAGGCAATCATGAACAGATGGCGATGGATGCGCTGGCATCCCAGCAGATGTCTTTGTGGTTGATGAATGGCGGCGACTGGTTTAATTGCGCTGGCAGATAATCAACAGAAACAAGCGAAAACGGCGCTGGAAAAATGTCAGCATTTGCCCTTTATTCTTGAAGTACACAGTCGTACCGGCAAACATGTTATTGCTCATGCCGATTATCCAGATGATGTTTATGAATGGCAAAAGGACGTTGATTTGCATCAGGTCTTGTGGAGCCGCTCGCGATTAGGTGAACGCCAAAAAGGGCAGGGAATTACAGGTGCTGATCATTTCTGGTTTGGTCATACACCGTTGCGACATCGCGTGGATATTGGCAACCTGCATTATATTGATACCGGTGCTGTCTTTGGGGGCGAACTGACTCTTGTGCAATTGCAATAA